ATCAAGGATTGTTGTGCCACAGTCAGGACTGTATCAATTTACGGCAACATTGCAATTTAGCAGTAATTCTGGGACAGACAAAAACATTTGGGTTTGGTTTCGCAAAAACGGCACAAACATTCCAGAATCGGCGCGGATTGTTACGGTGAGCGTGAATGGCGCATATACTCCGCTATCTGTAGCTGAAGCCGTATCATTGGCAGCAAACGGATATGTAGAGTTAGTCTATGCTGCCGACAGCACAAACGTTACACTTGACAACGTACCCGCTACAGCCTTTGCACCAGTAGCACCTGCTGTGGTAATAGAAGTTACGCAAGTTCAACAATAGAGGATAATTATGACCGTTACAGTAAAACCCCTCATCGGCTCAAAGCAAATGGAGGCCGCGCAAACCACTCAATACACAGTTGTTAATGCCACAGCTATCATTGACAAGTTCACAGCTACCAACACAACGGCTAGCAATGCTCTTATCAGCGTAAACTTGGTCAGCAGCGGCGGTACAGCGGGCGCAGCCAACCTGATTGTTGACAGCCGAGCCATTGCCCCTGATGAAACTTACACTTTCCCCGAGCTAGTAGGCCAAGTCTTGGCAACCGGCGGATTTATCAGCACCACAGGCACAGCAACAGCGCTGACCATTCGCGCATCTGGCCGCGAAGTAACTTAAAGGAACTGCCCGATGAAAGACTTTATGATGATTCCCAAGGGCTTTACCGGCCTGCCGATGGATGAGGCATTCATCACCAACGCAGAAAACAAGAAGAACTACGTCATTGCGGTGGAGGATTGGAACTACGGCCCCGAGGTGCCCACCAACGAGCCAGGCGCAAATAAGGAGTTCTACGCAGGTCTAGCAGAAGCTATGCAATCCGATGAAAAGGAGGCCAGACGCAAGCACTGCTCCAACTGCGGTTACTATGACAACAGCCTAATGGCACAGGTTCGCATCGAGCGCATCCCCCTTGCTGCCTACGACAAGGGCGCAGGCTTTCGTGGCCACTGCGAAAAGCTGGACTTTATCTGTAACGACATGCGTGTTTGCCAAGCATGGGAAGACCGAGAGTATGAAGATTGACCAAATGCTGAAATGTGCGACAATAAAGGCGCTGAGTCATCAGAGCCGCCAGCAACTCTTTCCGACTACGGAGAAAACATGTTGAACGCTGCCATCACTGAAGGAATCACAGCAGCGCACTTGCAAGAGGTTTACGCTGATTCCTACATCACAAAAGTGGGTCACGACCAACGTCCAGCCGCGCCTATTGACCATCCGAGCGTTACATATTTAAGTGCAACCGTAGGCGGTCACTTTGTTGGCGCATTTATGGCCATTCGTTTCTCAAGCATTGAGTTGGAGCTACATTCGCTTTTGCACAAAGCTGCCATTAAGCACTCTCGCGCTCTTGGCCGCGCTTTTCTAGCATGGGCATTTGCCCAACCCATCTTGCGCGTGACAGCTTACATTATTGAAGGCTTAGAGTCAGCAAAGAATTACTGCATAAAACTTGGCATGAAGCACGAAGGCACACGCCGACACGCTTGTATGCAAGGCGGCATCATTAAAGACGTTTATGTGCTGGGCATGACTCGGCAAGACTGGAGCACATTATGAGTTTTATTGGTGACTTTTTAGGCGACACCATTGGCGGCATCACCGGCGCAAAGCAAGCGGGCAAGGCCGCTGAACGTGCTGGCGCAACACAGGCCGCAGCATCACAAGCTGGTATAGACGAGCAGCGCAGACAGTTTGACGCATTAGTTGAACTTATGGCACCTTATGTTACCGCAGGGCAGGGTGCGCTAGGTGGCCAGCAGGCTTTGATCGGATTACAGGGGCAGGAGGCGCAGCAACAAGCAATCTCAGGCTTTGAGCAATCTCCATTTTTTCAGTCACTTACGCAGCAAGGTGAAAATGCTATCTTGCAAAACGCATCAGCCACAGGCGGTTTACGTGGCGGCAACACTCAAGCTGCGCTTGCACAGTTCCGGCCACAAATGCTGAACGCGCTTATCGAGCAGCAATACGGTCGCCTTGGTGGTCTTTCTGCGTTGGGCCAAGCGTCGGCAGCCGGACAAGCATCGCAAGGCATGTCTTCTGCAAGCAATATTGCAAATCTTTTAGCCAATCAAGGCCAAGCTATTGCAGGCGGTCAAATCGCCAGGGGCAATGTAAACAGGCAGGCATTTGGCGATGCGCTGCAAATTGGCAAAACAATCGCATCGTTTTAAGGCAAAAACATGGCCATCAATCCACTACAAGCACCAATTAATTACGCATCGCAGATGGTTGATCTTACCCCTGCTTTTGCAGGGTTTGGGCAAGCCGTGGCTCAACGCAGAGAACGCACGCAAGAGCAAGCTAGACAAGAAGAAGCCGCGACTATAAAAGCGCAATACGCTACCGACCTGCAAAATGCATTAGCCAACCCAACGCAGAGTTCATTTAATAAGTTGATTCTTACTTATCCGCAACAACGGCAAGCCCTTGAGTCAGCCCGCCAAAGTTTTGGCGAAGAACGCTTGACCAATGAATTCAAGCAAGGCTTTTCTGTTTCGATGGCTTTGGAAAACAACAATCCAACAGTTGCGATGGAACAACTTAAAACCATCATTGCGGCCAAAAAGAACGCAGGCGAGCCGACCCAGATTTATGACCAAGTGTTTGCCGCACTAGAGTCTGGCAACACAAAAGCCGCTCAAGCTGGCGTTAATATGGCGCTGACAATCTTAGACCCTGAGCGGTTTGAGAAAACGGTAAACGCCCAAGTCGCAGCAGCAGGGGCACCAAGCAAACTAAGCCAGCAAGTGGCCGAGGCATCAAAGGCAGTTACAGAAGCAGAGGTTGCCGTTGCAACTGCACCTGATGACATTGCAAAAGCCAAAGCTCAACGTGAATTGTCACAAGCGCAAGCAAAAAGTGCAGCCCTTGATGCAAAGTATGCAGAGCGCGCAGCACTTAACAAACTTGAGCAAGACGCTGCAGCCCTTGGCTTAACAAAAGCACAAACTGGCTCAGCCCTAGCTCAAATAAGAAAACTTGGCGTTGATACTCAACAAGCCGCACTTCAACTTGAAGCATTTAAAGCGTCTGGCGGTGTTGACCCCAAGGAAAAGTTTGCTCAAGAAGAAAAAATCCGCAAAGAATATCAAGTCCGCAACAAAGTTTATACCGAATTAGCGACAACGTACTCCAATATTGAATCGTCGGCACTAGCTAAGAGTGGCCCAGGCGACGTTGCTCTGATTACTGGATTTATGAAAATGCTTGACCCTGGCTCAGTTGTGCGCGAGACAGAATTTGCAACAGCACGTGACACTGCTGGCTTGTACGAACGGTTGCGAAATAGCCTTGCAAAAGCCGAAAGCGGTGTATTTTTGCAAGATTCTCAACGCAAAGAATTTACCAATCTGGCCAAGCAATATCTGGACTCAGCCCAGAAAAAGGCAGGCCAAGATAAGACAGCACTTGGTGTGGTGGTCAAGAACTACCGCCTCAACCCTGACAACGTGTTCGGACCTGAGACAGCGGCAGCGCCTGCTCCATCACCAAATAGCGTGACAGTTGGTGGCCAGACTTTTAATCGCCCTGCAAACTTCACTGATGCTCAGTGGAGCGCATACAAGCAATCCGTGGGGGCACAATGAGTCCAGAAGAATGGCTGGCATCCCAGACTAGTCAGGCTGCGCCAGCAGCTCCTGCGTCTGCACCCATGGCCACAGCACCAGCTGCAGCCCCCATGTCGCCTGAGCAATGGGCGGCATCACAACCAAAGATGGGATTCTTTGAAGGTCTGGCCGAGTCTGTCACTGGCCGCGCTCGCGCAACCCCTGAGACACAGACGCTGCCAGAGTGGACAAGCATGCCAGAGCTGAATCAAATGAGCGTGGCATCGTTCAAGACAGCACTTGGCACACTCATGAGCAACCCCAAGGAAACGGTGCAGATTCTGCAAGCCAACTTCCCTGGTGTTCAGGTTCGTCAAGATGCTAAAGGCAATTACTTGATGCGCTCGTCAGTTGACAATCAGGAATATGCCATCCCACCAGGTCTTACGATGGGCGATGCGCCACGAGCTGTGGGTGCTCTTGCAGCTTTTACGCCAGCAGGCCGAGCAGCAACCA